GCTCACTACCTTGGAAGGCTATTCGGCTCTGGTGATTACACTATGTCTAACGGCTTTATCAAGCGTAACTCACTGGTAATGTCTGACACAGCACCCACTTTTGGTACCTCCAATGATGGCTCGCATTGCATGCGCGGATACATCTGTGACATCGTTAGTTCAGGCACTGCTGGTGCTTTCCAAATCCAGCAGTTCCCAATCAACGTTGGCATGGCTGCAACGTTCGCATGGCCGTCTAGCTTGTGTTCTGACACGTACCAGCAGTATGAAATTGAAGGATTGACGTTTGAGTACTTACCGAACTCGTCTGATTATGCTGCCGGCACAACGTTGGGGTACATTGCGATGGCCACTGACTACGATTCCACTGACTCTCCATTTAAGTCGAAACAGCAAATGGAGAACACGGAATTCGCTGTCTCTTGCAAACCTTCCAAACCAGCTCTTCATGCCATTGAGTGTGCCAGGGGTGAGACTACAATCTCCACCCTATATGTGCGCTCTGGCTCTCCCCCAAACAACAGTGATCTGCGTATGTGGGACCTCGGGCAGTTTTATATCGCCTCGGGGGGTGTCACTGCGACCAACACGATGTTGGGTGAGCTGTGGTATACCATCAAGTTTCGTTTGAAGAAGCCGATTCTTAGGAATCCTGCCAATAGTGTGCCGTATGCCAGTTATTCACTGAGCACAACAGCTATATTGGGTGGCTTCGCCAACTGCTTGGTGGTGGCTCCCACACCACTTAACTCGGACACTATCGGCCTAACTTTTGCACAAGATGGGTCGAGCGTGTCTTTCCCGTATCTCATCCCAGTCGAGAGCCTTTGGTTAATCACCTTTAGCTTCTCCTGCGTTAGTGCGGGCGCCGCAGCAGCTTACGCGCCGGTTCCAAACTTCGCGAATGGGCTTGCGAATGTGAAAGTTCTCAACCCCATTAACACCTTCTACGCGGTATCAACTCCAAATCCTAATCCGGGCGCAGCAACCGTTCGGTCACAGGATTGGGTCGGATTTATCCAGTATACTGGCGGGGCATCGCTCACAACCCCGCCTTCGATTAGTCTTGCGAACGTGACGACCATGTTCTCATCCTACGG